TATTGTTTTTTGAAATAGTATTGGAATATATAAAAGACCAGTCTCTAATATTCTTATTGTAAGAGTTGAATCTACAACATATAAACAACCTAATCCTAATATAATAATACAAATTAAAATATGAATTAGAACTATAGGATGAAAATTGATTAATAATAATAATATACTGGATGTAGTAAGTATTCCTAATAAAACATTTTGTATATTTAATTTTATTTTAAAAATGTGTTCTACTTTTTCAACTGCTTTTTCTTCTATTTTTTCAACTGCTTTTTCTTCTATTTTTTCAACTGCTTTTTCTTCTATTTTTTCAACTACTTTTTCTTCTACTTTTTCAACTGCTTTTTCTTCTACTTTTTCAACTGTTTTTTCTTCATTACCAATGGTTTCTTCTAGTAATTTAAGCTCTTCTTTTTTGATATTTAAATTTTCTTCACCAAAATATTCAGTCATTATATATAGTATTAAGTAATAATTTATATGGATTCATTTTATTTATATTTAATGAACTCTCTACCATTTTCATGTATATAAAATGCTATTACATATTTTATCGTTTATTTCAAAAAATTACCTTAACTATAATTTTTAATTTAGTTGATTTGCTAAGTTGTTTATATTCATAGTATAATTAACAAGGAACACATTGTTGTGAATCAGTAAAACTTAATCCTAAACAACTACATTCGTTCGCAATAGTGGGAGTATTTATAATAATACGTGCCAATAGATATGTTCTATTATATGTATCCATAAATATTTTACTTAATTGATTATGATGATTATTACTATATTTTAATGCTTCTTTTACTAAGGCATAATACATTGGAGTATCAGGTAAAACCAATTGGGTTTCAATTAATTGTTTTGGATCCATAGGATATTTTATGTTGTCTCCGATTATTTTTAGTAATCCTAACATTCTAAAATTACTTTGTAAAAATTCATTTAAATATAGACTACCACTAGAAAATCCTTGTCTAGGTGGATCCAAACTTTGAGCTCTTAGTCTGTTTATAAATGATTGATCTGTCATTTTAATTTGCGTATTCATTTGTGTAGTATTAGTTCTAGAAACTAAACAATTATTGTTTGTAGGTGTAGTTGTTTCTATGTTTCTAGTAGCATTTATTGTGGTATTTACAGATGTCGATTGACTATCTATGTTGTATACAAATTTAAAAACTTTATTCATAACCATATAAAATTTATCTGAATCATCTTTATTATAAAGTTTGGAACATTTTTGTATAGAAGCATTATAGTTTGGTAAAACAGAAGTTCTACAATTTGCGGTTGTACGTGCATTTAAACATCCAGCTGGATTAAATTCCTCATAATCTGGGTCTGGACAAAAATCCAATTTTTCTGTTGAAGGAACGGTTAATTCAAATAGCCATCTACCCTGAGCAGATTGATCTCCACTATTTACCCATATTGTCTGTGCTCTAGTATCAAAATTTGGATTATTATTTGATGGAACGATTATTGTTTCGGGTAACTGATTTCTACTATAAACTTGGTTTGCCCAAGGTCCACCACAATTTTCATTACTATTATGATTACATCTTCTATTACAATTATTGGAAAACCCATATCGACCAAAGTTATTTCCTAACCAACATTCTCCGCCATTTTGTAAGCCATAGAACTGCATATTTTGATTGTTAGCTGTATTCATACATTGGTCTTTACTCATAAATCCGGCAAATAATGGTAAATCACGATTTCCATTATCGGCAAAACATCCCATAAATCTATTAGGTATTATAGTTCCATTAGGAACTAATTGTTTTCCTATACATCTAAAAATAGACATATTACTATAGTATGTTGAATTACCATATGTAAATTGGAAACGAATTCCGCCTTGTCCGCCTCGGTTATTAACTCCAAAAAAAATCTGGGTATTTGGTCTGACATTATTAATTGTAAATCTGTATGTATTATTCCATTGATTACCGGAACTTATTAGAACACCATTATAAAAACATTGAAATTCATTATCGGCTACAACAATCATATTTAATGGCATTGATTGCGTAAAATGTTCAATACTATTATTTAGACTATTTTTAACACCAAGTTTATTTATAATAAATAGTAAAACACTTAAAATAATCAATAAAAAAATAATTTTCATATATATACCCTAACAAGAGATTATTCTGATAGATTATAAATATTTCGTATACGTATATAGTCTAAATCTTTAGGTAAATAGTCTTTATTTTTATCTATATTTTCAATGCTTTTATATTTTTTAATTAGATAATATGCTACCACACTATTTTTAAAACTACTACGAAATTTTATTTTTTTATAATAATCACTTCCACACAAAATACACAAATCTATAAATTCATCTTTAGTTATGTCTAAATCAATTAAAATTTCTTTTAAATTATATTCCAAAATATGACTACTGTTTGTTTTATAAAATCTATATAAATGTTCACATCCATAAACTAACATATCATTATCTTCACTAATACATCCATCAATTTCCCCTTTTTTATATAAAATACCTATAGCTCTATCCGCTTCCATATCCATATCATCAATATAATTGACACCCATAATATTACATAAATATTTAATAGCTTGCTTTGTTTTTCGGTCAATTGTCATTGAATTTTTTTTTAATTCATCTATTTTATTTAATACGACCGTTTTAATATCATTCTCATCCGAACTTATTTTTTGTAAATATACTGATTCTAAATATTGGATAACTTCAAGACTACGACTACGTTTAAAAGCTCGTTTTTGTAATTCATCTATTTTTTCTTTAGGTGGTTTACCATCAAATACATATATTGGTTTAATTTTATATCGTTCAAGATGTAAAATTTGTTTATGAATTTCTTCAACTGGATTTTTATTTTGTATAAGTGCCTTATATAAATAAAGTTGTAAATCTATGGCTAATGTTTTATTTTTTAAATCGTAAAGTGTTAATTCTCGAATAGAATTTTTATTGTATCTCTTAATTAAATAATTTAGGTCGCGAACACCCATATCTTTTTTGTTTCTTAATATATCTTATTGTTTTTTCTTTATTATCTTTTATGAAATTCGTGAAATTAAAAAAAATCAAATTTTAATATATATGTTTAATTGGAATAAAAACGAAATTGATGCTTTAAGTGGTAGATTTGTAAGTTCTGAAATTCTAAATTTTATTTTAAAAAATACAATTGATAGACACATCTATAAAAATGATTTAATCCATTGGAATACATATATATTTAATAATAGTAATATTGATGAAATTATTCATGTTGAAAATATGATGATTAAACGTGCTCTCGATTTTCAAAAACGTTCAAATAACCTAGGTACTCCTATGATTATTTATTGGTTTCCGACGGATTATAAAAAAGAATTACCCAAGGATAAGAAAAGTCTTGATGTAAATGAAATTAATAGTGCCGCAACTTTTCATGGTCATTTTAATAAATTTATTGCTCTTTATCGGATTGAAGAAGCACCAAAAGTTTTATATCATGAATTAATACATTATTTTGAGTTAGATAGTATTATTCCTTATGGCGAAGATAGTGATTATAAAATTCAATTTAATTTGAAATCTCCATGTCTATTACGTGAAACATATTGTGAATTAATGGCTTTATTATTAAATATTGAAGATATTTGTAAAAGAGAAAATAAGAATTTTATGGAACTTTATTCAATAGAATATGCTTTTTCTATCTTACAAAAAGACAAAATATTAAATTTTTTTAATATAAAGGACGCCAGTGATTTTGATAAATTAAAAAGTGATACTAATGTTTTTACCTATTTTATTTGTAAAACGGCAATATTATTATCTATTGATAATCCTATCCATTTTTTAAAAAAAATGGAAGAAAATCATTTTAAATTACATAGTATACAATTTTTAAAATCATTAATAAATAATGGTTTTGATTTGATATTTAAAGAAAAAGTGGATTTAAATATTCCAATATTAAATAATACACTGCGCATGACTATTATTGAATAAACCTTTTCTCAATATGAATATATATGGATGATTTAACTATTCTATTTTCAAAAATAAGTAGTTATATAGGTATGTTCTACAAATATTTATTGGAAAAAAAATGGTCTATATTTACTTTATTTATTTTTGGTATTGTATTTTATTTTATTTATGGATTACTAATGATAGTGAATTATAAAAATAATGTTAAAGAAAATTGGACAATTTATAAAAATAATCCTTTAATGTTACCTATAGCTGGATTTTTTATGGAAGGTAATTTTTTTACAAATACTTTTCAAAATTTCCAAGAATTTATTTATAATAATAGTAAAAATGCCTTTGGATTATTAATAAGACCAATACAATATGTATTTGCGATTATAACTAGATCTATTGGAGATATAGTATTTACATTAAATAATATGAGGAGAATGGCCAGAGTTATTCGTGAATTATTTCAAAAACTAATAGCTGAAGTTTTTGAGCAACTTACCCGTAGTGTGTCTACACTACAATTCTATCAAGAAAAATTTAGAAATTTGATGAAAAAACAGTATGCTATTTTTCAATTAATATATTATTATTTAGAAACATTACGTGCTACGTTTGATAGTATGTTTAATGGTCCATTACCAGTAATGTTATTATTTTTAATGATATTTGGAATATTATCGATGTTTATTATGAGTATGTGTTTATTATGTCCTATTCCGTTTGTTGGTTTATTCACGTGTCCTATTTGTGTATTATGTTTTAGTGAAAATACGAAAGTAGATATTGACAAATTTAATCAAAAAAACATAAAAGATTTAGTTTTAGGTGATAGTATATTTCCAGACCAAAAAGTAATAGGTAAATTTATTTTTAAATTAGAAAAATCTACGACTGTATATAAATTGGGAAATGCTTTTGCTACTGATAGTCATATTTTTTATAATGAAAACGGATATCCACAAAGAATACATGAAATATGTTCAAATTTAGAAAGTGAAAATGTCAATGTATTATATTGTATAGCTACGACGAAGAATATGGTATATAGTGGGGGTAAAGCATTTGCTGATTACTATGAGATATCAAATGAATTATTAGATAGTTTATGGAATAGTAATGTGTTAGAAAGTCTAAATGGTTTTCCTGAAATAAAATCATTTAAAAATTATCCAGCGGGTTTTATAATTGAAAATTTAAATATGTTGGAAAAAAAAACGGGATTTATTTATCATTTAATAAATGAAACAGATGTAGAATTGTATGAATATAATGGAATAATATGTAGTGGTAATAATATTGTATTAGAAAAGGAATGGATACGTGTAAGTGATAGTGTACATGCGGTAAGATATTTAGGCAAACATAATAATAAATTGTATCATTTTACGACAAATACGGGTATAATAAGTATAGACCGAATAATTTTCAGAGATTTTTTAGAAACGAATTGTAATCATGTTTATGAATGGTGGAATGAAGCTAGTGTAGAATTTATAAATAAATGTATTATTTAGTATAAATTTTAAATATCAAAAATATATATATGTCTATATTTATATATATTTTAGTGTTATTTCTTGTAATTTTTGTAGTATACATTGATAATAAAACAGAGCATTTTATAGATAATACTATAAATGTAAGAAATATTCCAGTAGATTATTCTACACAAGTTCGTAAAAAGGTTTTATATGATATAGAATATAATAATCCATTTTTGAATGAAAATGATTTTTTAATTTGGAATGATAGTTTAGAATTTAGAAATGATATAGTTACAAGTAAAAATACATATACTCCAAATTATTTAGAATCTATGCTAAAACCATTTGCTCAAGTTAAAAAATATAATGATAAAGATTTTATAGAGTTATCTAAAGGAACAAATGTAGATATAGACGCATTTTTATTAATAGTTGATAATGTTATGAATATGTTTTCCAATGCTATTTATTTTAATTTATTTAAAAATCCAGACCGTCCACAAAATATAATGTGTCCTAATATTAATATGTGTTATGTAAAATTATTAAATAAAAAAATTGTGCGTGTAAGAAAAAATCAGGATGGGATATATAAATGGGATATTTTAATTGAATTAACATTATATAATAAAGCATTTAGCTATGGAATTCTTTGTATCGTAGAAGATAAGACGTTAATAGATGTACGAGTAATTGGTATACGATCTGAAGATTTACGTAAACTACAATTTAATTATAAGCGTGACCCGCAAATAATGATTACACAAGATGAAATATTTCCATTTGTAGGAAAAAATTACTATAGATTTAATGAAAATACAGATGTTTTAATAGAAAAAAATGTTAAAAAAAAGGTAAATGAATATTTAAGTCGTCAGCAATTTACACCTAGTGGTAAAATTAATTTTAAGCATAATACGCATAAACAATATTACTGTCATGGAAGTCATGGTAGGGACAAAACAGAATGTGAAAATGACTATGATACATATTTTAGAAAGAAAAATCGTGGTGTATGGGATAAACAGTGTATTAAAGATACCGATTGTCCATTTTTTAAAGCGAATAAAAATTATAGTAATGTATTTGGTGGATGTATTGATGGATTTTGTGAAATGCCAATAGGAATTAAAAGGTTAAGTCCAAGATTTTATGATATTAGTAGCACCCCTTTATGTTATAATTGTAAAGGTAGTAATAATTGTTGTGCTACGCAAGAAAATCCAGATTATATGTTTGAGGGTGATATTTTGGTTAGAAAAGCCAATGAAGATGATTTGATAGAACGTGGTTTAGAATTGACTTAAAATACCATGCCATTATGAGTATTAATATTTTTAACACGTTCAACATATTCGTGTATTTCTAATTGAAAATTAACATCAAGATTATTAAAATTTACTAAATTTCCCGTTTTAGTTAAGAAAAAAACTTCCAATTCATATAGACTAGGTAGTAAATTTAAATCAAAAATTACTTCATAATTTGAATAGTCTAGAAAAAAATTATTAATGTCAGTTATTTTTGTGTATATTTTAGCAAAAATAATATTATTGCCAATATTATTATTTTGTTCAACTATATTATTAGTTTCAATGTTATTAAAACATAAATATATATAATCATTTACTTTTACATCTTGTGGTTTATTTATTTTTTTTTTATATATCATTCCTTGATCCGCAATGTAACCATACTTACTAGGAAAAATATTATTAAATGTTAGCAACTCATTCGGATTTTGAATATAATTAAATAGTTGTAGTGGAGTTGTATTGAACCCACTAAAAATAGGATTGATAAGTGTATTATTAATAGGATTTTTATTATAATTTTGTTTATAAATATCAAAAATAGTTCTTCTAAATCCAGTGCTATTGTTACGAAAATAAGAGCAAATGATACCTTTATTTGCGGCTAAATCTAATTCAATTGTATTATATTTACGATTTACATTAGTTATATTAAACGAAATATCATCAAAGATTGATGATTTTGTGTTAAAAGATATTGTTCCTCCAAATCCTTGATATCTACCTTTTATAGTTATACTATGAAAATTATTTTTTTTAAATGTATTTGAATAATCTACATCTACACTTTCTCTTAGTCCAAAATATATTATTTTAAAATTATACAATTTATCCTTTGTTGAAAGTATAATAACATTGTTAGGTTGATTTGGGTTAGAAAAGAAAATTGTATTAAATATTAATTGACTATATAAAAAATTGTTCATTATATTTTTAATATTCATTACGATATAAACTTTATAAAGTTTAAACCCTTCAAAAACTTCATTTGTATCTTCTATTTTTAATACACTGCATAATTTATCAAATGTTACTAATGTATTAGGCGCAGATTTAATATGATTTTCATTGATATAAAATAAATCTATTTTTTTAAATGTAGCAACATCAATATTTTTGTTTTCATTTTCAAAGGCATAAAACCATCTAATATTTTCATAATAATCAATCCATTCATCCAATTGGTCCGGTGTTGTATTACTATAAATAGTGTCAAAATATCCGGGTATATCATTATCATATTTACTATCTAATATGTCATTATTGTCTTCTTTTTGAAAATATACTATTTTATAGATATCATTAGGCACTGGTTTTAGGTAAGGATTTTGTTGATTGTTTTCAAATGTTACTTCATCGCTATTATAATAATTCCGTTCTATTTGTTGAAATCCTATATTAGTGCAGCAAAATCCTTTCATACCAGAAATATACACTTGTTTGTTTGATAAATTATTTATTCCTTTAATTCCAGCATTATTTATTTGATATAAATCTATATTTTTTTCGGATTGATAGTAGATTTTTGTATACCATTCATTATTTACGATAATATTTTGCGTAGACAAACAATTTGTAAGAATATTATTATCGTTAGCAATTGTATCACTAATTTGTTGAAAAGGGACATCAAAATCGCCTGCCAGTTGACAGCGTGTGTAGCTTGAATTATTTAATGGATTAAACATAATAATAATAGGTAATTCACTTTTAAATTCATATTTTAAAGGGCTATTTAATAATATTTCTATATATGTTTTACCCTCAATTGTAATAGTGTTTGGATTAATAGAATTGATTATGTTTGTTTGTTCATTTATAATATCATCTATCTCAAAACTAGTCAACATGTCAGTAAAATTATTTGATTTTTGATTATAATTTTGATATATACTATTGTGGCTACAATAATTAATAGTTACAGTATATCCAGGTTTTAATACAAATTGTTTATCAGTATACCAATTTTTTAATATATATAATTTATACGATCCCTTAATTTTAGAATTTGGAGTTTTATAAATAGTTGTATAATAATCTTTAATTTGTACAAGACATCCTCTATTTACATTATATTTAACTGGAAATTTCAAATTAATTTTAAAAATACGATATGTAACTAATTTTTCTGATTTTATTTGATTACCTATTTTTGTATATTTAGGTAATCTATTTATATCATTAAGTTCATTACTATATTGTACATAAGATATACTTTCAATAATGTTAGTTTGTATTATTTCATTTTTTTCAATATTGTTTACATCTACTGATTTCAATTGATCGATATAAAGAAAATTAATTGTAATTAAAAAATTATCTAAAATATTTTTATTCAATAATACTACACTTTTATTTATTCCACTTGCCCTTAAAGGGTCATATGATGGAGAAATTATATACAAATATCTATCACCTGATTGTATTGGAACCCATAATGCTCCATAGTTAAAAGTAGATGGTTCATTAAAAATATTAAATATTGAATTAAAATCAGCATTATTAGTATTATTTTGATAAATTCTATAGATTTGTTCTAAATTACACATATTTTGCTCAATCGATTGTGTTCCTTCTGATTTAAATTTTCTTACACTTTCTTCGGAGTAAACCTTTTTAAATTGATTTGAAAGATACAAATTAAGGTCCGCAGATGGAATATCTGCATCTCCATATATAAATTTGTTTTGATAACTAGTATTTTCTAAAAAGGCGTTTAAAGAACCGCAAATATTAAAAATATTATCAATTACTCTTGCTTTATATTGAAAAGTTTTATGAATATTATTTTCTAATTTTTGAGTATAATCTAAATCTACCATAATTGTATTTATTGGAGACAAATCTACTAATAATTGAAATATGTCTAATAATTTACGAATTTGAATGATATCCTTAGAGGCGTTTTCATTTAGATTTATAATATTATTTTTTATTTGTTCTATATTATCAATTAAACCTAATCCAGTTTCTTTATCAAAACATAGTTTTAATAAATTTTTATTATCTAACATATTTATCATAATACGATATTGTCCATTTAATTGATCGTCATTTTTTTGAAACTTTTCATTTACTTTCATACTTATAAAATAACCATTTTTAAAACTAGTAATATGTTGAGTGTCAAAATTATATAAATTCATAAAAACACTATTAATATTATTATAATAATTAAAATTTAAACATTTTTGAAGTGTATCCGTATTATCTGGAACAATCTGAACGATCGTTTTGAATTTTAAATAAGTATCATATAAATAAATATATTTATTTGCGTCTGTAACTAATATTGGTTTAGTTTTAATACGATTTTTTATAAGACTATCTTCAGTATAAATATAATCTTTAATATTTAAATTATCGGAGACATTATAGTTAGAATCAACTTTAATATACAAAATATATGTTATATTGTTATTAGGTTCACTATCTTTGTATAAATTATTAAATGTAGCCACACCTATTACAATTCCATTTTTATCTTTTACAATAATTTTTTCTTTAAAAATAAAATTATCTAATAATTCTAATTCAAAACGCCAAATATTTTTATCGGCGATATAAATGTATGTTTCTAATATGTATAGATAAATATCAAAACATCCTTTTGTCCATAATAATATGTTTTCTTTCACAATAAACCATGGCAATATTTTATTTAAAATTACATTATTAATTATAAATGCATAATCTTGTGAAATATTGGTGGAATTTAATTTAGGAACATCATTTAAATTATGTGTTATATTTTCATCTAGATTATTATACATATTATTATTTAAATTTGTTCCAAAATTTTCGTTTATTAAATTTATAAGTGCTATTATTTTATAGTCATTATCAGATGATACATATAACGAGTTAGGTATCGACATCATAAATACTTGCCACATATAAAAGGAACTTAATCTATCATTTTTTAATATACCCAAATAATCATTAGGACCCATTGAAATAGGGATTCCTGATTTGATAAATGCTAAACGAATACTTAGAAAAGTTAAATAAATATCAAAGGTAAATATATTTTTAATATTCACTTCACTCGTATTCATGATATCAAGTAAATTGCGTTGAATAATTGGACGAACATTAGTATTTTGTAAATAAACAGTATCTCCTATTCTGTAATTACTACTGTCTAGTAGTTCAATGTACATCTTATTTTGTATTATATTATCTGAACCATATGTCATATATATTTTAGTTATATATTGTTGATCGTATGCGATTGTATTATCAAATGATTTTTTCCACGGTATTTTATTTGTAGGATTTATATAATCATTTATATTTAAAATATTAGATTCACTATAACCGAGTATATCTTTTGGAGTGTCATATTCATCATTACTATTTTTGCCTACTAATAAACAATATTGATTTGTTTTTAAAAAATTTAAAACAATATCCGTGTTAGTAATTGTAAATTCAACCGGAAAGTCAAATGGTATTTCAAAACCAATATAACAATTTTTAAGTTCAATTAAAGGCCAATTAAAATATGGATAAAAAAAACTAGTAAAAATATTATAATAATTAGAAAATGTATTATCTTGAAAAAAAGGATTATAATGATTAAACGCCTCTAAACTATACTCATTTATATAATTAAGTAAATATTCTTTATTACTATACTTATACAAATATTTTAAATAATTTTTATAACCTAATTTTATGATATCTTCCGTTGGTAAGCAATTATGTAATTCTTTTATTTCAGGATATTCATTTAAAGTTCCCCATTCATAAGGCACTACGCATCCAATCGTATCACTTCTAAACCCATATATTACATCGCCTATAAAAATAGGTTGACTTACTTCCGTTTCACCACATAATTGAATGTTAATAGAATAATTTCCTTTATAATTACTTGTTTTATCATCAATTCTAATAATACGACCTATTTTATATGATTCATAATTAAAATATATATTATCAATTACTATAACTAATTCATTTTCTATAAAATTACATGGAATACCCGCATTATTTGATATATTACCATTACCAACATACGTATTATTATTATTATACATATTTATTAATGTTTGACCTATGTATCGCATTTTTTCATTTAATCCAGGATAATTTGCGCGAAAATTAAAAGGACTTAATTTAATCTGGTCTAAAATATTAGTGATATTTTCTGGTATTATTCTATTTTTATTAGATATATTATTTATATTTTGTAAATCAATTACTGGATTTATAATACGTATTTCGTATTTAAAAATAGGCAGTATTCTTGTTGTAAATTCTTTATTTAATCTTTTTGCTACTTCATTCGTAATTGAATTATTAGCAACATCTCTTAAAACTTCTATATATAATCGATTATTATTTATAACATTAGCACTTTTAATAATAAAAAATATAAACGGTGTTATCGGATTATATATAGCTGTAAATTCAATATTATTTAGTACTTTGTAACTTTTAATTTCATTTTTTTTGGTAGTGCTGTCGTATAGAACTTTAAATCTATATGTTTCAAAGTTTGGATTATTTATCTGTAAATTATTTATATCACCGGCTTTTAATACCTTTTGATAATAATCATAATTGGCATAAATATTATTATTAAGTTGTGTTTCAATTTGACTTATTAAAGTTTCATTTGTATAATTACCATTAGATAGACTAATTTCATAATATGGTATTAAATCATAATTTTTAAAACCTGTCATATTTGTTTTTACCGGATTTTTTATAGAACAATTGCGATTAATAAAAGTTTGTTCTTTTACAAATTTGCTATTTAAATTTTTTGTATATATATATTTTCCGTAATTTTGTAAATATTCTAATTGAAAACTATTAGATTTTTCTATAATTATTTTATATAGTTCTACTGAATGATAAATACTATACCCAGTTCCAATAATTATATTATCTATAGTGCATACAAAATTATTTTGTGTGTATATTGTTCCTATATTAATATTAGGCGTTTTTAATGATAATTCAAATACAAACATGTTTATATTTTTATCTAATATAGGCTGTTTCAGAATATCACAATAAAATTCAACACCTTTGTCATTTTTTAATAATATAACTTTTCCTTTATAATCAATGACATTATAATTAATTTGTGTTCGGGTTTCTATTATACGAATATTATCTAATGGAATACGTATTGTTTGCGGAGCCATAATATTCCTTGTTTGAAGCGCTGTAACTTGATTTGTATTATTAAATTCAGATGTTTCACTTAAATTAATATTATAGTTAGAATAAATACTTGCATCGAGTATAAGTTCAAATTGAACATCTTTTATTATACCAATTGGTTCATAACTTCTTAGTACTCTGTATTGATTTTCTTGCGAATTGAGTGAAATTGTATCCCCCTGAATTAACATATTTTGTCGATAGTTCGTAAAACTAACACTAGAATATGCTGCTAAATAGTTAGCATTATCATCCAATTTTTTTAATAGAAAATTTGGTTTGCTATTATTTTCTAAACTATATATAGAACCAGGCACAAAACCCGTAATTATTTTATTTAATCTAATATTATAATAAGTGTCTAAAATTTCATAGACCCTACCTATATTATCATTATCATTTATATTTTTAAAAACTAATGCTTCTTTAAAAAATGATAATTGTTCAAATGAATACATTATATACGCATAATAACTTATCGTATTTATAGTAACCATTCCGATATATTGATTAACTGTATTTTCTATTAAAACTCTATTTGATGTAGCCACATTTGTTTCATTTGTAGCACCGTGTAAAAAAATGGTTCCATTATTATTTATTATGGTTGATTGTTGATTAACCGTATTATTTGTTTGTTCCGAATAAATAACAGAACCCACTATAGATTCAGGAGTTGATAATGTACTTTCAATTGTTAATAACATGACATAACTAATATAATTATTTTTAACACTTGATGTATTAATCAATTCTTGGGAAATATTGCGGAATACAGTGCTATTATAATGAAATAAATGAGTGTTGATATTTTTATAATCTTCTGTTGCTGTAAAATTTTTATAAATTCGATAACTATATGTATTATTAACACTATCATATTTTAAAAATTGAGATACATTATTTTGAATATAATTAATATTATTATTTAAAAGAGCAAAAATGGGTTGATTATTTAATGAATTTGGATTAAATCGATGTATTAAATTATATATTGAAATCGTATAATATAAATTTTTGTTATCTATATATTTCGAAGGGTTATCTTGTATATATCCTACAACTCTTTCATCTATATTATTTATTAAACAAAATAATTCAAACCATCCATTTTTTTCTCCATAGTTTAATGATTTATCTAGTATAATTCTGTCCATCCAATTACATATTCCTAAATTTAATTCATATGTTTCAGTATTTACATATAATAAAAAATCATTAAAATACATAAGTGGATTTTGAATATTAAGTTGTTCATTATCTTCTCGCAAAATATACTTATTATCATTAGTATTATTATCAATTATTTCAGAAGTATAAATATAAAATATTCTCTTAATTAATTCTGGATTTCGTTGTTTTCTTAAAAATGAATTAAAATCTAAAGTAGGATCATTATTCACATAAGAAAATACATCTGTATTATAAAATAAATTAAATTGTATCATGAAAAAATACGCTACTTCAAAAATATTATTATTTGTATAGTCTAAAAAATGGTCAGTAGTATCTATATTATTTAAAATATTAAACATTAATTTATAAATATCATTTCCTACGTAATAATTGGGATATTTAGATGAATTAGTAATATCAAATTTATATAAATTATTATTAAACCCTGGAATATCATAAATAGCATCTTTAAGCCAAAAATCATATTTTACTCGTGCTCCTACATAATCAATATTATTTATTGAATAATGATCGTCAAACATCATAAATCTTATTTTATTATTCACCGCAGTTGTATAATTATTTTTCGTATATCTTTCATTATTAATATTAAAAATAATTTCAGGTAAAGATATATCTAACAATTTTAATTTATAAATATTACTAAATGTTTTTCCAAGAGTTATTTTAAAGTAACTTGTTAATGGATAACCTATTACTCGCGATTGTAATAAAAATATTCGAGGTCTTTTTAATTTCATTATTGTACAATAATTATCAATCTTGGAATTAGATATGTTGATATTATTAGTTGTATAATTAAAACTAAAAAACATAATATTATTTTTATTTTTATCTTTAAAATCATCTTCACTCGTGTATTGAGGTAGAAAATTTTGAAGAATAGGCCAAGTAAATATTTCTATTGCCTTTTCATTTTCAATATAGGATATACTATATATTGGTTTATTTGTCTCATTATTAAATTCTATAGTGCTAGAATTAATATTATTAATGTATTCAAATATATTTACTAAATTCGTAATATATATTTCTGAATTATTTTTAATATATGGAGATTTATTAGTTTCTCTAGAGCTAGTATTTTGTCCTGGTAAATATAAAAAAAGTTGACCATAATATTCTATTTTATTTGTCATTAAAAACCCTACTTCATTAAATATTAATTCAATACTATTTATATTATCTTTCATTTCACGATTTTTACTATCCACCATAATTACTGATTTACGTAAATAATGATTACGTGCTTTAAATCTATTGAACTGATCTTCAATTATACTATTCGATAATTCATCCATCCGTTCTTCATTATTTTGATTTAAACTATTTGAAAAAAAAATAGAACTACTTTTAGATATACTATCACTATTACGATTTTTAATATTATTCATAGATACTTCATATAATTCTTACAGAGGATTTATATTTAATATCTTTTTATTTTAAATAAGTAAATTATTTATTAAAAATTTTAAAACTTGAGTAAGAGCCATTTTTTTCTCTATTTGATAGGGACGAATTGAACGCATCGCTTCAGTATAAGACATCCAACGAATATTACTTATTTCTATAGTTTGATGCTCTGTAAAATTATAAATATTATAATCTTTAAATTGATTGGCTCGAGCAATATAATATATATGTTTATATTTTTTATTATTTGAACCAAAATACTTTTCAATAATGGGTTGATCACTTAAAATTATATCTAAATTATCTTCTGAAAAATTTGTTTCTTCGCGAAATTCACGAATAGCTGCGTCTAAATTACTTTCATTCATTTTACGTTTTCCTTTTGGAAATTCCCATTCTTGTTCTAACCAGTTATATTTACATTTTTTTATTACTTGATGTAAATGAATATATTGATTATACTTATTAATATATCCATTTCTTATTAACAAAAATTTTTTTTTGGATATTAAATAATCATTTTCAAACTTTTTTCGCATCTCATCTGTCATATAATTATTATCGTTATCAACACAATTATAATCAATTGAATACCATAACTGATCAAACGTTTCAGTCATTATTCGTATTTTTTCATTAATTGTCATTTCATTAAAAATACGATATATATATTCTACATTGTTAATACTGTATTTACCTAGTATAAAATCCATAAAACCTAAACTGAATTTACGACGTATCATCAAAAATCGCAAATTTGTCGCATCTTTATAATATAAAACAATACCAAGACTTATTATTGGCTCCAAACAATTACGTAATACATGACCTAATTTACCACAATTACAACAATATATTTTTCTTTTAGGATTAATTAAATTCATTATATACGGCTAAATTAACTTATACTAAAAATACGTATATATTTTTAAGTATTTACATTTAAAAATTTGATTTAAATATATATGTTTATTATAATATATAGCATAAATGTCATTATTTGTTAAAAGCACCCTTTTCCATAAAATTTATCTATTACCTAATGAAATTAGTCATAATATAGATAATTTATTATTGGAAAAACTTAAAAATGATGTTGGTAATAGATGCATCAAAGAAGGATATGTGCGACGGGATACAATAGAAATATTAAAACGTTCTATAGGGAATGTTGATTGTATACATTTTAATGGACGTGTATGTTTTCAAATGACGTATAGTGCGGAAACATGTAATCCAACGGAAGGACTTAAATTATTAGGGAAAATTGCCGATATCAATAAAATGGGAGCAATTGTAAATATTGAACCATTATCTATTGTATTACCTAAACAACATCATCAGGACCTGGAAATTTTCAAAAATATTTCAATAGGCGACACTGTGAATATATCTATTGTAGGATGTATTTTTGAATTATATGATACTGAAATAAACGCAGTAGGAATTATTACTGGTAAAAAGTAAAAAATTGATTGTATAAAATGTTTTTATTTATACAAACATATACTTATAGAAATGACATATTCACCATTAGCTTTAAATATAAATAGAAAAACAACTCATTATAATGAAATCTATAAAAAAAATCACAAACGTTTTTGTCAAAGATTTATTGATACAATTATTCTTAATCAAAATAAAGTTATTATTGATTTAGCTCTTAAATATAATATTGATAGTTGTATGTTTCATTATGGTTTAGTCGATACGGATATATTTTTATGGAAAATAAGAGATATTCTTGATAATTTTATGACATATAAAACTGTAAAAGAAGTTATACAAAGTCACGAATTAATGACCGCAATTCAAGATACTTTTATTGAACTAAATCAAATTAAAAATGAATGGATTAAGGTATTTAAAATTTAAAAACAAATAATATATCAAAATTAAGAAATATAATATACTATTTTTTTATAACAACATTATAAATAATTAGTCTATGATCTAAAAAGATTTTATATATAATTATTATAATGAACGAAGATTACCATAAAATAACTGATATATTATATTATCCCCATGGAATTTCTACTGAAATAATAAATAAAGATAGAATTATTTATATTACATATTTTAATCTAGAAAAATCTAAAAACGATGATTGTATTATCGATATAAGTTATGGGCTTATTGAGTGGTTAACTATGGAAAAGGATAGATATTGTAATAAAGTTAGGAAAACAAATTATCGTGTCATTGGAGAAGATAGTCTTAGACAATACCTAAAAACTACTTATCAAATTGAGCTTCCGGTATAGACTTCATATTTATATAATATGCCAAAAAGCATAGCCAATTGCTATAAAACACCCATACTTTTAAATTCACCAATAGTATTATAATTATAAAATGACCATATACAAGTTAATACTCCATATATAAATAATACTAAAAACCGGTTATGAGGACCTTGCGATAAAAGAGGTAAGAACATAAATGTTAAATAATAAATTCCATATATAATCATAAAAAACTGTTTATATATTCTATTTCCCAGTCTAGATGACCATTAATACCCTTTCCTATATTTTTGGAACATACAATATAAATAAAAACAATATACCTATTATAACTGGTATATAAAATATGGGTTTATTATTAAAATACGCATTACCAAAAATTTTGAACTATTGGCTGTATCACAACTATATATACCGAAAAAAAACAAAATATATCATGTCCTAACCATATAAATCCTTCCCACAATTGAACCAATATAAAACTAACTATAAATAAAGCATTCCAATAATCATAGGTTTTTATTAAATGCTTTTGACCTAAACCATAATTCACACACTATATACATACCAACAAAAAAAGTTAAAAATGAATGGATTAAGGTATTTACCTTTTGAACAGATAAATTGATTATATACCTTTCTTGAATTATTATTTTTTACTTTATAATATATATGAATGAAATTATAAAGTTGCCATTTATTTTAAGTAATATAAATATAGTTAGTAAATCATTAAAAAATAAAACAAAATTAGGAGTTGTATTAAAATCAAGTTATGATATTCTAAAAAATATTAATATGGCATACATGGCAAAATTAATTGATAATAATACAGATTTAGTTGATATTTATATATTTGAGAATATTTCAAACGCGATATTTGCTAGACAAACCGGTATTACTAAAAAAATTATAGTTTTATATTATGTCTCAGTAGATGAAATATTATTAGCTTCTGAATATGATTTAGAAATAACATGTCCTAATTTTGAATGGTTATTACAAGCGGTAAACATATTAGATAATAAACCGTTAAAATTACATGTTTACGTTGATTTAGGAATTGGACGATATGGTTTTATAGATCCTAATAAATTATATGACTTGATGTATAAAATTAAAAATTATTCTAATTTAGAATTAGTGGGATTAGGAACACGTTTTAATCCTACGGTTTCTCGTTCAGAAATAATACAAAAAAATCAATTAGAAACATATGACCCTATTTTCTCACAAAATAGAAAAGAAATATTAAAAAATTATTTACAATTACAAATTAGTACGTTCAATGCTATTATCAAATCATCATTACATCAAAATTTAATAAATGAAAAAACACAAATTCATGCGGCATGTTCTATTGAAATACTTAATCAATTAGATGAGGTTTATTATGATTTTGTAAGAGTTGGAACATTAATACATAGCACAATTTATCAAAAATTTAAAGTTGATATTCCAATAATTGATATTAAAAAAATACCCCAAAATTTTTGTATTGGATATTATTGTGAATCAACTATTACACAAAAGCCATATAATGTAGCTTATATTAAATATTATGGATTTTCTAATAATACAATATATAAATATAATGATATAGAATTAGACATTTTTATACAAAGTGACCCTATGGGTCTAACTATCCCTGACGGAACTAATATCGATGTAGGAGATAAAATTCAAGTAATTATAGAATAATAATTTAAAATAGATTGAGATTTATAGTTATTAGATGAAAATTTACTATTGTTTTAGTTTTTGTTCATTTTCTTTTTTATAATTCATATTTAAATAATAAGCTAAAAAAGCGTAACCTATTGCTAAAAAACACCACATACTACTAAATTCATTTGTTTCCATATAATTATATAATGTCCAAATTAATGTTCCTACACCATATATAATAAGTGGACTAAATCGAGATA